CTAAATAATACTGGCAGGGCTGCTTCGGCAGCCCTACTACACAATTGTACGGGCTTTGTATAGGATACAAAAATGGAAAATGAAGCAACACAGTCAATTATCGCCATGGGCATAGCATATGTGATAGTCGGTATTTTGCTAAGAGTGATTATTATACTGACTATGGTAATGATAGTACGATCTCTTGTCACTGACAAGAAGAAAAAGAAAAAAGTAACTCTTTCTATTAAAGATGAGCCTTCAAAACTATTTATTGGATACGTAGCAATGATAGCATTGTTTTATTATATTTGGGTAGATTTTACTTACGGCTTTAACGAGAACTTTAACTCACTAATATGGTTTGGCTTGTTTATAGTAGAGTTTGTATTAGTAATCCCCCATATAATGGATAAAATAATTCAAGCTATCAAGCCGAAAGAAAACAAAACAAAAGGAGCTTAAATTGGTCGAAGTTATTGGAGTTTTCCTGTTGTACGTTTTAATTAAAACTTATAATGGCAAAGACGATCAATAACTATAATGTTCTTAATAAGTAGAGTGGAAACACAATGTCTACAAGAAAGAAATAGTTAGGAAACAGAATGATGGCATCGGCAACGCTGTGCTTAGCACTTAATATGTTCTTTGAGGCCCGTAATGAACCCCTAGAAGGACAACTTATGGTTGCAGAAGTAACTTTAAACAGGGTTGCTAGTGACCGTTATCCAGATACTATCTGTGAAGTTGTTTGGCAACCTAAACAGTTTAGTTGGACACACAAAGTAAAGCAGTACGACCCAACTCAAATGAGTTATCTTGATCGAGTTGCTTGGAGAGAAATTAAAGACATAGCAGGGTTTATTCTGCAAGACCCTAGCCAAGCCCTTCCTGGGATTGAAGCTACTCACTATCACGCAGACTACACAGAACCGTTCTGGGCAGCTGAGTTAGAGTACCTCGGTCAAGTTGGCACTCATGTCTTTTATGTAGAGTAGGAGTTAGTATGGAGACCTGTTGCGAAGAATTACTAAACGAGTATGAAGTTTTTGAGATTTTTCTCAATGACAAGTATCATGTAAAGACTTATCCTAACTGCGCAAGTAGTTTCGAGATTATTGACACAAAGGAGCCGACGATGAGCTATAAGAACCTCTACTCTGTATATGAAACAGACTGGCTTGAAATTACCTTTTCTGCTACTGCGGAACAGTGTGATTATGGAGTCGCACGGTCGCCCATCTGGTGGGAAATTGACGAGTCTTCCATTAACATGGAAGAGATTCGTATCTTTGATGAGGTCTTTTCAGAGCGTTCTTTTAAGGAACGGTTTGGAAAAGAATTTGCTTTGTTCTTGTACAACAAAACAAGCGAACACTTGCCTTCAGACATTGACGAGTGGACTGAGTAACTGAGAAACTTTACGCATCTATAATAGAAACCTTAAAGGAGACTCTCATGGGAGCTTTGACTTTGTTCGCTGCGTTTGTAGTAATTGCACCACTTCTGGCCATGCTAGCAGAAGTTTATGTTGTTTATAAAACTGAAACCAAATAAGCTAGGAGCTTGCAAAATGAAGACCATTTACAAACTGACTTGGAAGAACGAAGCTGGACAACCTTGTGGTAGCCGTAGCTTCCGTAATGAGAAAGACGCAGTTCAAACTGCAAATAAAATTCGCGGAATTGAAATTTTTCACGAAGTTAAAGTAACAGAGGAAGCTTGCTAGTGTCAAAGAATAAAATGGAAGACAACTCTTTCTCTGCTCTTGTTAAAGAGATTGACAAACTTTGGGGCCATACTTACGAAGACCTACCAGAAGAGTCTGAAGACGAAATTGAAAACACAACCGAAGAAAAGGAATAATCGTGCGTAACTTTAAGTCAATCCAAGAGTTGTTTCACGGTGCAAATTATGTTATCCAAGAAGGTCAACCGTATCGGTTTAAAATTAAAGTTGCAGGTTGGAACAATGCCGATCGTATTATTGCTGCAAGCCGTGTAATTAATGGTGAAGACATTAAACGAGTAGCTCGTGAGATTAATTGTTGCACACGGTCTATCCGCAATTGGATTAAAACTTTATACACTAACAACCCGCGCCTAGACGGTTAAATTTAATTCCTTACTCTCACCCCTTCGGGGGTGGGGGTTGTTTGTTCTTTCTTTTTTTTTTTCTAATAACAGGGTGCACTGCACAATACCTGTAAAGGAATAGTATGAAAACAGTACTAGAGAAACTAACAGAAGATCTAGAGTATCGACAGGCTCAACTTACAAATAGACAATCAGCGAGTTTCTTGATAGAACTACCTGCAAAAGAAATTATTGAATTTTCTTATTCTCACATTTTGAAAGGACTAGAGAGAGGCAGTACACTAGTAGACGTTGCTAGCAGTATTGGCAGGAGACTTCGACAAAAACTTCGACAAAAACCTAATAGCGTTTTAGACGTCCAAGGTGGTTGGTTTGTAATCATTAGCTACATCGAGCTAGGGATTATAAGCTACCGTAAAAAACACACTTACAGGAACGGTAGGAAAGACAAACACAGGTCTTACTTCCTTCATGCAAAAGACTGGCCTGCAATCAAGGAGTTGATGGACTTAATCGACACTGAAAAGTGTGACATGTTTCCTGTAAAAACCCCTGCTAAACCTTGGACTCAAGACGCTTACCACTCTGAAACAGGAATTAGTATAATCAAGAAAGGACATCAAACCGCTCTGAAACAGTTTGAAAATTCTGACATGTCCTATATGTTAGAAACGCTAAACAAGCTAAACAATACAGGTTGGCGGATTAACAAACCAGTATTTCAAGTCTATCAAGACTGTATGCACAGTGCAGAGAACCCTTTTAAATTTACAAAGGAAATCGACCCGATTAAAAAAGCTTCTCTGATCATTGAGGCAGAAGCCATCCAGAGGCTTGCAGAGCGACACTTAGACGGGCCTTTCTACCACTTGTATAACCTGGACTTCCGAGGCCGCATTTACCCTAACACTGCCTTCCTACACGAGCAGTCTAGTGACAACGCCAAGGGCATCTTAATGCTAGACGAACCAGTCCCGTTGGGAGAAGAAGGTCTTTTCTGGCTATGCGTACATACGGCTAACGCTTGGGGTAATGACAAGGTTAGTCTTGACGAACGTGTTGCTTGGGTTCAAGAGAACATGGACGATATCCTCTACTATGCTAATCACCCAATGACCTATACTAATTGGATGAAAGCAGACAAGCCGTTTTCTTTCTTGGCAGCTTGTATGGAGTTTGATCTTCTTTCTGATTGGCACGGCAATAGCTATGCTACAGAGGACTTCCCAAGTTGTTTGCCTGTCTACATTGATGGTTCTAACAACGGGGTCCAACACCTTGTTGCTATGTCTAAAGACGATGAGGTTGCACCGCTTGTAAACCTTGTTCCTCAAGACCTTCCTGGCGATGTTTACATGTTTATTGCAGATAAGGTTTGGCAAAACTTAGAAAAAATGCAAGACAAGCTTAGTCAAGAAACAATCGACAAGTTTGATGATGTCTTTACTACTGCAGTTGAACTTCAGAAAGAGTACTCTGAAGCGCCACCTAAGTCAGAGAGGAAGTCTGTAGCTTTTCAAAAAGCTCAGGCTTGGCGTAACCAAAACCGTGAACTTCGGGTAAAGCTTTTCCCTGTCTACTGGATGAGAATTCAAGATAAGAAAATCCAGCGAAAAACAGTAAAAAGAAATGTAATGACACTGGGTTAAAACTAGCCCAGTATAAACTGCTCTAATTCAGGGAAACTCTGGTCTCAGCTAGACAATCCTGAGCGAAGCTTAGATCTTTAGATCTTTGAACGTGCAACGACTATTATGTAGGACCAAGCGGTTCGAAACGGGCAGCTAAGCGTAAAGCTTAGAAGATATAGTCTGGTCTATATGGCGACATATAGCAGTAAAGCCTTACCAAGAAATACAGGAAAATTAACATGGAGTATATTTACTTCACAATAAACTTAATCAATTTTAAGTTTTATATAGGATTACATAAAAGCAAATTCTAAATAAGAAGCATACAGAGAATGCTAAATTGAAAATGTCAAAAAATCACTGGGATTGTTCTGGGAAAACCAACCCTGCTTCTGTTTCTATTTTCTATGATAATAAAACGTTTGATACTATCAACGATTTTGCCAAGTACTTAAGCGTTCATAGAAGGACAGCGAGTAAGATGATTAAAGATGGTAAGGCGATACGGCTAGAGAAATAGCGAACTCTAGTGAACACTACGTACGGCGGAACCTCCTACGGTATGGGCCAGCAGGTCATAGAGGACACAAGGGATATCTCCCCCTATCTAAGGGACAAAGAGCATCTCTGGGGTGCGCTCCTTGGCTCTCTTGTATATAACACCTGCTACGAGGAGCTAAAGGGCCCTGCTAGCCTGCTCAAAATGTTTCAAGAGCTTGCTGAGAGGGCTAACGAAAAGAAAGTCTACTTGTCGTGGAACTCTCCCGTAACTAACTTTCCTGTTGTCCAAGCTTATCGAAAACCAATCAACAAACGTACAGAGTTGAAGTACGGCGACGAGTTGTTAAAGGTTCAGATTCAAGTTTGGGAAGAAACAACAATTAACGAGAGTAAGCAGAAGACAGGTGCAGCCCCAAACATTGTTCATAGTCTTGATGCTGTTCACTTGGCAATGATTGTCCATGACGCTCCTTACATTGCGTCTGTTGTTCACGACTCTTTTGGCTGTCATGCTGGTAACATGGAACACATGTTCTATCATGTTCGTGAAAAGTTTGTAGAACTATATGAGAAAGAGCCTCTAGAAGACATTCTAGCGCAGCTCAACTCTCTTGACTTAACCCCTAAGAAAGGAAAACTAGATGTTTCAGACGTCATTCGATCCGACTTTGCCTTCGCCTAAAGAAGGTGATACTTTGTTTATTAAATCTATGAATGACTACGGCCAGTCTACTATGGTCATTACCTACGTGTTTGACGGGGGTTACGGTGGTACCGTTCGCTTCCCTAAACTTGGCGAAGGGGTTGAAGACGGGGAGTACGGTGAACTGTACGAAACTGACTTCCAACTGATTTATGCCGTTGAAACTGCTTAAAAAACGATACCTGACGTTAAAGAACAATACTGTTCCTAACATAACTTTACACATACCCAAAGGGGAAAATTATTATGGCTATTCTTAAGAACGTTGAACTGTGGTGGGCAAAATTAGATCCAAAAGCTCCTGTGAAAAATCAAGACGCTGATAAACCAGATTACTGGGATGTACAAGTCCGAACTACTGACAAAGCCTATGCTACTGCAATGATCAAAGAAAATATCAAGTTTAAGCCACTAAAGAGAATTGTTAAAGATGACAATGGCAATGCAATGGAAAACGAGCTTGGTGAAAAAGTTCGTGAAGTTGTAAAAGATGAAAATGGAAAGCCTTACTTCTTCGTTAACCTGCGTAAGAAAGTAACTAAGGTAGATGGTTCTGCACAACAACCTGTACAACTGGTTGCGGGAGATCTTTCAGCTATTAACCCTAAAGAAATGGGTAACGCTACTATTGGTAATGTTCGGGTGTTTCAATACGAATATACGTACCAAGGTAAGAAAGGGATTGCCAATATGCTTATGGCAATTCAAGTAACAAAGCTCATTAAGTATGAGCCAAAATCACAAGAAGATGCTTTTGAGATTACTGAAATGGAAGTTGTTAAGATTGGTGACAACCAAACAATTGACAACAGTGATCTTGACGACGACATCGACTTTTAATTAAAAATTAAGGGGGGCTATAACAGCCTCCCTTTTTTAACAATTACGTCAACTATGGAGTAAGCTATGATTGTTACAAGAACAAGTCCTGTTACTGGAAAAGTAAACGAGAAAGATCTCCCTGTAACCTACGATCAGTTTATAGACTGGGAAAGTGGTGCTTTGGTTCAAGATGTTTTTCACAACTTGTCAGAAGACGATCGTGAATTCATCCTTACAGGTATGACACCTGAAGACTGGGACTATTTGTTTGGGGAAGAAGAAGGTGTATAATACAGATGTTAAGTCTATTACTAAGTACGTCGAAAAAACAGGACCAGAGGGTCTGGCTCATGTCGCTTACTGTGTAATTGGTACTATCCGAACACGATTTATTCATGTTGAAGAGATTACTCACAGTATTAAAAAGCAAGGTGAAGCTTCCAAGCATGTCTGGGGCCACAAGATCGATGCGTACCGAACTATCAATGATAACAAGGAAAAGTGGTTTGAGTTGCTATTTAAAAACCGCCTTGATGAAGTTAACTCAATCAATCTAGTAGCTGAAACAAAAGGCATTGGGATTGCAAAAGCGGGGTTTCTCCTACAAATGCTTGGCTACAATACTGCTTGTCTTGATGTTCATAATCTTAACAAGCTAGGGATTTCTGATACCTACTTCAGAAACAATAAAAGAACTCAAGAGTACGTAACACTTGTGCAAAAACAAGGTGCAGAGTATTGGTGGAATACTTGGTGTAACTTCATTGCAGAGAAAGACGGCAAGAAGTGGTTTGGCTCTTCGGAAGAAGTTTCTAAAAGCCACGTAACAGCAATCAAAGGATAAATAGTATGAAAATAGAAATCGTAAATTTCTTTCACACACCGGCTGACTGGAACGAACTACAAAACTGGCTTGACGGTTTGTACGGGTCTGAAAAAGCCGCAGCAACCACTGCTGCTTTAATGGCTTGGAACTTAGCGGCCAGTCTAACTAACAAAGAGGAAGTTTAAAGTATGCTTACGATTTATACAGCGGGTGCTATGGAACACATTTCAAAGGACGCCATGACAGGTTGGCGGCATAAAGTAGAAATAGATTTTCCTGATGCAAAGTTCCTTCATCCTACTCGCCGCGCACCTCTGCATGAACAAATGGAAAACCCTACTTTAGAAACTTTCAGCAAACTAAAGCGCATTGTTGCACAAGACTTGAAAGACATTCGTGAAGCAGACCTTATCCTTGCTAACTTAAGAGACAGCGAACCAGGAAAAAAGTGGGGGTCTGTTATGGAAGTCGCGCTTGCTTGGGAGTGGAATAAACCTATTATTGCTATAGTTGATAAAGACCAGTTTAAACATCCGTTTATTTATACAATGTGTACTGAAGTTCATTATACAGTAGAAGATGCAATCGAAGCTATAAAGGAGTACTTTTAATGGATCATCGTGAGACCTACTATGAGCTTTACTATGACAACTTTGTTTCTCTTACTTCAGGCTCTCTTGACAGTTTGTTAGAAGATGCAAACAACTTGAACTGGTATCCAGATCCAAGGCTTGTAACTATTTTCGAAGTGCAAGTTAAAGAAAAGCAGATAGACACTTTTAAAAGCAAAAGGGTAGAAATTTATGTTTGATCATCAACAAATCATAATTCCAATCAACGATGAAGAAGACCTTTCAATAGTCTCTATGCAAGGCGTAGTAGAAATAGCCGTCAGAGGCCCCGAGGGTGTTTATCATAATACTGTAATTCGCATTTCTAAAGAGAAAGATCTGCGAGACTTTATGAAAAAATGGTTTGGAGAATAAAATGGCTAGGTGGGTTTCAGAAGAAATGAGATTGTTTCACACAATCGAGAAAATGAGTACTTATAATGTCTATCATTGGTACTACAAAGGTATCTGTCAAGATTGGAACCCTAAGGATCTTAAGTGGGGCTATGTTGGTATTGCGCCTTACGAAGTTATACCTGAGCGTTATCGAATTGAGATTAAAGAGTGTGATCTGGGCCTTCGTTCTCGCGAACGAAAAGTTATTCAAATGCTCAAGGAGTTTCAACCTAAAAGCCTTATTGGGTTTCGTATTATAGGTGTCAATCTAAGTCGAAACGAGGCTCTTCAAATTGAAAAAGCTTTGCGACCAGAAGGTCATACTTGTCATCAAGATCAACGTATTTGGAATGAAGTCGCAGGGGGATAAAATGAAAGTTGCTGTTTACTGGAACTTACACAAAAAGCTTTTTTCAATACAGTCTCGTGAAAAAGAAAACTACGGTAAAGTAATCAACTACGTCAACTCCGTAGTAATTAACTCCCTTAACTTTGTCGTCAGACAATCAGGTAGAGAGAAAGTTTTGAAAGAAAACTCTAAAAACGTTCACGCCTTTGTTATTGGGACTTTAGAGTGGTTTTCAGAAAACAAGTTTAGGTTGAAAGGCGATCAGAAACTTGTGTATGATCCTTATAAGTATGAAGGATTTGTCATAGCTGACACTAAAGAACAAATCAGCAAAGCTTGGCGTGTCACCATGTCAATTTACAACAAACACCCTGTAATGGAGGTATTTCAATGAACACTGCCGTAAAACTTATGGACTGGAAACTACTAGATGATTTATTTGAAGAACGAGCAGCTATTATAGAGTATGACGCAGGTTACTCACGCTGGCAAGCTGAACAAGCTGCAGCACAAGGTTTTGGGTTTGCAAATAAAGCAGAACTAAAGTTTCATATTCAGAGTTTAAAAGCTAAGAGGTTTTCATGAGCTACTATATTTACACTGTGTTTACACCGTCTTTCCGAGAAGTAGCTTTAACAACTGATGATTTTCAAAAAGCCATAGACTGCTGGTCAGAAGGCGTGCTTGGAGAAAAAGAGTTTTCCACTTGGACCATTGTTGTAAAAGGAGAGTATGGTTTTAAACCAAAGTATCTTTATAGCAAAGCCCTGATTATGGATTGGGCAAATCAATTGTTTGTTAAGTTAGATTACAACCGTGTAGAAAGGCGAATTATGCTAGAAACTTTAGAACCTAAACTAGACAACAAAGAAGAAAAAGCTATCGACTTTCATGGCGACTTTAAGTCTATGACAGAAGAAGAACAAGACGCTATTATCAATCCAAAGCACTACAAGCTAATCCCGCCAGAGGCTTACGAAAAGTATCCAGACGGTATGGAGTACATGCACTTGATGGAGTATCTCTTGGCTCACCTTACCGGCCATCAGGCTCACACTATGGGCCACGTCTTTAAGTATTCTTGCCGAGTCGGTAAGAAAGATGACAGGCTACAAGATGCTACTAAGATTGCGTGGTATGCAAACCACATGGTTGATATTCTTAAGGCTAAACAAGAGTAAAGGGTCAAAGTAATGATAACTGAAGATACAATGTCGAACGTTATGCAAAAACTGATGTTTACAAACTCCGAAAAAGATCTCAATCTGTGTTTAGACTCTTTGCTAGCTGCAGCGCACTACTTGGAAGAAACTTACAGGTTTGAGTCTAATGAGTTAGATGAAGTTGCAAGTAGTATACAGGACTGCATCGATCTTGTTGAAAGTGTTTTAAAGTTAGAAGGAAACTAATAGTATGCTTAAAAGCTTTGAACAGAAGTACGTAAGAAAAATGGCTAGGTTTTATCGAAAAACTTGGCCTGAACCTACCATTCATAAGGCTGTTTCACAAGCTATTATGGCTTACGAGATTTATCGTGAAGCTGAAGTTGAAATGATGTATGAAGAACAAATGAAAGGTTCTGATAATAGCATATGAGTATGAGTTTAACATGGAGGGGAGAAGCTTCAAGGAACTTTCAAACGCCTTAGATCATTAGGCGAAAATGTTTAATGAAGATCGTTTTCACGACGAGTACTCAGAGCAAATAGCCTATTTGCTGAATGAACTGTCAAAAACAATCAAGG